CGGGAGCAACTCGGCGGCGGGTGTTGTTTGGTTCGCGGGCGTTGAACATTGGCTCCGTCGTGAACGTGGACGAGGAAGGATTCGTTCTCGAGTTGCTTTGCGGTGAAGAAAAATGACCACGATGCCAGAAGATTTGATCACGTACATTACCGGAACGACGGCCGTCACGTCGTTGGTTGGTTCGAGTACCGCGCCTCGAGTGCACTATTCCAAAATTCCGCAGGCTAGTGAGCTGTCGCACGTTTGGCTGCGAACTTCCAGTGACACGGAAGATAGGACACTTGACGCGGCGGGCGGACTTCACGAGGCATTCGTCGACATTGAATGCGTGGCGTCGACCGAGTCCGCGGCACAATCTCTAGCGGATGCCGTCAAGGATCGACTCGACGGGACGAGTCACACCGCGATCGGGAATATTACGGCGCAAGGGATCTTTCTAAGTGACAAGGATGATCAGTACATTCCCAAGAGTATCGATGAAGACGTAGGGCGTTCGGTGGTCGCTTTCGACCTACGAATGTTTTACTCCACATAAGGCGAAAACCAAATGGTCAAAAAAATAGGTTTCGGGACAAGTCTGGCGGTTACGTCCACCACTGGCGAACTGACAATCGGACAGATTCGGACATTGACGCCGCCGGGGACAGACGCAACCGACGTGGACACAACCACGTTGGATTCGTCTAGCAACTTTCGGACGTTCGTGTCGGGGCCGATCGATCCGGGTGAGGTGACGTTTGAGTTGGCATATGATCCGTCGACATTGGCTCACCAGCGGTTGAGCCAGTACCACAACGCGTTAAACGTCAAGACATTCACGATCGATTATGCTTCAACGTTTGGTACGCAGGCGTTCTCCGCGTATATCAAAAGCCTGGGTGCCGAGGTGCCTCTGGATGACTTGATCACGCAATCCGTGACGTTGAAAGTTTCTGGCCTGCCAGCTTACGCGACAACGACATAAATGGCGAAGAAAGCATTTATTATCACTGGCGACAAAAAGTTAAACCGGGCATTGTTTCGGTTGGAGAAAACCGAAGCGAAAAAGATTGTCCGGAAGGCAGCTCGCGAAGCGTTGCGCCCGGTGCTGTCTCAAGCCAAAGCTAATGCGCCCGAGGATACCGGGCGGTTAGTCGCATCGCTAAAGATTCGTGCATTGAAGCGAAGTCGTAAGCGATTTGGTGCCACGGTGCAAACGGCGGCCGGCAATTTCCAGGGCGAGACATATTACGGCGGATTCCAGGAGTGGGGCTGGGTGGCGAGAAGCGGGAACAAGATTCCTGGGGATCGATTCATGTTGCGGGCCGCGATCACGGAGAGGCAACCCGCACTGCGGATATACCGTCGGTTAATAAGTAACGGGATTATTGGAGCCGCGAAATCATGACGCTGTCGATCGAGGAAGTCCTGGCCAAGGAAGATTTGCCACTAATCGAGGTGCAAATACCGCAATGGGGTGGTTCCGTTTGGGTTCGCACGATGCGGGCCGATGAACGGTCCGTGATGGAGGATGAGCATACTGCCTCGAGGAACGGCGATGCTGTGAAATCGGGCATGTTTCGCAAGCGACTACTTGGCCGAACTCTTGCCAATGAAGATGGTTCGGATTGGTTAAGCCCGCAACAACTAGATCAGTTAATGACAAAGAATGCGGCTGCCGTCGAGCTGATAGTCGAGGCGGCATTGAATCAAAACGGGTTTGGCCGTAAGGATGTCGAGGAATTGGAAAAAAACTAAAGAAACAACCGCTGCGCCAGTTCGCGTTCCGGTTGTGCCTGATGTTGGGTATTGTTCACCCTCGAGTGCTGCTAAAGCAACTCGATGCAAAGGAACTGAGCGAATGGTTGGCGTTTTACAAATTGTGCCGATTTGGTCCGGATCTGGATCATTTCATGTTGGCACAGCTTGCCGCCATGCAATCTGGAAAAAAGGCGGCTCGGCCTTTGGATTTTCTACCCTGGATGGAAGCCGAACCGCAGACCGAACGCGAAATACATTCGATCATGGAGGGGGTGTTAAATGGCTGTAGTCGCGACTCTCGACGTGATCCTAGCCGCATCGACGAAGCGGTTTGAAAAAGGCATGAAGCGTGCCCGATTCGCCATATCGGGCCTTACCGGTGCCTTGGGTGGCCTTGGAGTATCACTTGGTGTCGGCGGCATTTTCGCGAAGGCCACGCAATCGGCCAATGACTTCCAGGTTGCCATGACGAATTCATTGGCGATCATGGGTGACGTTAGCGATACGATGCGAACCGAGATGGTATCGGCCGCGCAGCAGATGGCGTCGCAAACTAGGTTTTCCGCCAAGGAGGGGGCCGATGCTTATTTCTTCCTCGCGTCCGCCGGGTTTAGTGCCGAGCAGTCGATTGCCTCGCTTAATACCGTCGCCAAGTTTGGGCAAGCCGGCAATTTCGACTTGGCGACTGCCACGGATTTACTAACCGACGCACAGTCCGCGCTTGGTTTAACCGTCAGCGATGCCACCGAAAACATGCGGAACATGACCAGGGTCGGCGACGTGTTAACCAAAGCCAACACAATCGCGAACGCGACGGTGGAACAGTTTAGTCGGTCATTAACCAACAAGGCGGGGCCAGCGTTGCGGAATGTCAATAAGAGTCTGGAGGAAGGTGTTGCCGTACTAGCGGTATTCGCCGATCAAGGCATTAAAGGCGAGCAGGCGGGCACCGCACTAGCTATTGTTTTGAGGGAGTTGCAGACAGCGGCAATTAAGAACGCGAAGACGTGGCAGGGGTGGAATCTGTCCGTATTCGATTCGCAAGGCAAGATGCGCAACGTCGCCAACATCATCCGCGACCTGAACGCGAAATTCTCGAGGATGACGGACGAGCAAAAAAAGATGACCGTCGCGCAACTTGGGTTCACTGATAAATCATTTGGCTTTATTCAGTCGTTGCTTGGTCAAGAGGATGCCATCCGGAAATATCAAAGGGAGCTGATGAATGCTGGTGGGACGATGGAGGAGGTGGCCGATAAGCAACTGACGCCATTCATGAAAAAGGTGAATGAGTTGAAATCGGTGTTCGAGACGTTTTCGATCGAAGTATTCACGCCGATATTGGATTCTTTGGGTGACGCCGAGTCGGGTGCAAATGACTTCGCGACAGCACTAGCAAAGGTGGCTGACGTTGTGCATACGATTCGTCTTGGCTGGCTGGGTGTCGTTGCACAAAGCAAGAAAGCTTTGGCGGACGCGGCATTCTTTGGCCAGTTTTTGCCGGATGCCGGCGCTCAAGCATTGATCCGAGCCGGTGGAGGTGTGAATGGTCTGCGGCGGGATGCGCAGGCACCCGACAAGCAATTTACCGATGCGTTTTTGCAAGATACACCTGGGCAGAAATTTTTGCAGAAGATCGAGGAACAGCAAGCTCAAAAGCTTCGTGACATCGCCGATAAAGAGGAGCAAGGCAACAAAGAGGCCATCAAGCAAACGAAAGCGTTGAATGACATCCGTCGTAATACGCGAAATAATGTCACCCTGTCTCCTATCCCCGGTGGTTTGTAAATGTCCGCGAGCGTGCGAGGCGTAAGCATTGACGATCGGGAAGGCTCGGAGACCGCGAATTCTCTGGAGTATTCCGCGACGTACAAAGTCACGACGACCGATAAAAACGATGGGCCTGAAATCGTGCGGAACGCGTTCGGCTTGCCGCGACGGGATGAAGTGTATTCGGTCGGGAATGATTTTAATCCAAACGCGAAAGTAGTTAGCGTCGACCCAAGACAGAGCACGTCCCCAACGGAATGGGACGTGGTTATCACATGGACGACGGATACTGGATCGCAATCTAGTGGTGGGGGTAGCAGCGACCCGCAAGCTCCACCGATCGACAATCCGTTGAACGAACCGCCGCAGCTCGTGTTCGGCGTGCAGACCAGGCGAATTATCGCGAAAGGTAGGTATGTGGATCCAACGAGCCCACCAACCGACGGCATTCCGGAACGTCCGTTATTGATGACGAATTTCGAGCCTGTCGAAGCCGAGGTGGATATCGACGAACCAGTTCTGAGCATTACCCGTAACGTGCAAGTAATCAATCCGTCTCGGATCATGGCATTGGCGAACCAAGTCAATAGTACTCCATGGCAAGGCGCCGAAGAAAGGCAGCTGCGTTTGCGAGCACCACGGGCAACTAGCCTATTTCACTCCAAAATTGGGATATATTGGCGGTTGGAATGGACAATTGTCTATCGCTTCGATCGGTGGGATATTCGCGTTCCGCAGATTGGTTCGTGGTATCTGCTGGGCGGATCAAAGACGGCACGTACTCGCAAATGGGCTGATGGCGCGCCGGTCAAGCTACCGTTAAAAGCGGACGGCGATCTAGATACAGACGCAGAAGGAACCGGTGATTATGCGGTTCGTACATACCGTTACTACAGGGAAATAGACTTCAACTCATTGGGGCTACTCTAATGGCCAACGAATTCAAAATAAACGTGTCGCAGACATACGAAAATGGGCAACTGAAAGACTTGTATCAGCCAACGCAATTTCAATTGCCGCAGGCAACGCAGGGTTTTGAAACAAAGACGATTAGCGTGACGACGACCACGGCGGATCTAGACTTGTCCGAGGTGACAACACCAGGGCGGTTTATTCTTCAGTCGCTTGAAGCCACGACCACGGGTAATTTCGTGACGTGGGGACCGAAGACGTCCACGGGAGGCTTATTGAAGCTTGGTAAGCTGAACCCGAAGTCCGTGGCGATACTTGAGCTGAACTCCACCACGACGGTTCGATGGGCCGCCGACACGGCGACCGTCAAAGTGCTCGTGCGCACATTCGAGGCGTAAGCGTGACACGGCTCTTTGCTTGGACCGAAGCCGATTTGCAGTCCCTCCGCGAGCGATTGGCGAAGCTCGATGAGATTGACCCGGTGCCGGCCAAGGCGTCGCCACCTGATCCATTAATCCTCGAGACCAACATTTTTGGTAAATTGCAAACCGAGCTAGTTGGTGTCTCGTCTTCCGGGAATCCCGGCTCCGCCACGCTCGACCAATACAAGTTCACTTCGACTGGCGGCACGTCGGCCACGGGCGACACGCCGACGGTTTATAACCTGACGCATCTTTCGCCGTCGACGGTCGGCTTCACTCAATACTCTCGCGAATCGCGTAGTGGCTTGTTCATGTTTCAGCCGGCAGGCCAAAGTCAATTCGTTACGGCCTCGCTGACCACCGCTCTGGATCCTGGCACGACGCCGAACCCAAAAGTGGACAACGTGGTGGATCAAGAGAACAACGCGCAATCGGCCATCGCGACCAGTCGGATATTTAACACATTCAATCTAGCGGGCGCGAACAACGATGGCGTGTTGTTGCAACAATGGGGCACGCAGGCGACGACGACGGGCGGCACGGAATCGATCTATCGCGTTCTGCAAATCAACCACCGGCTTCATAAGTTGGTGGATGACATTCGCGTGACGACTGGCACGACGGACGTCATCGAAGGACACGTGCATAATTTTTATGTTACGCAAGTCGAGGCGTCGTCGACCTGGACGGAACTTGTCGTGGTGGGGGCCTGCACTAGCTAATGGCTACGCTCAAGATTAATTCCGCTGGCCAATTGTTGATAAACCAAGCTGGGGATTTGGTGAAGTCGTGCCAAAATACCGCTTGCACGACAACAGGGACGTGTGACTGGTGCTGCAACGATTCCGAGGATAGATCGATGTCCGTGGCAGTATCGGGCGTTGCCAACGGCAGCACGTGCGCGAGCTGCACACAGGCTAATGGCACTTATACCTTGACTTTTCAAGGCGTGATTGGCGGTTCCAATCGGTGTTACTGGGCGTTTAGCAGTTCTGCTGACATGTGTGGGTCAACGCAGTTTCTTATTGATTTGTGGGTTGGATCGACGGCGGGGGTTGGCAATAACAAGTTGGAAGGCGAGGTGTTTTGGAACCCCGGCGGGCCTTTATCTATTTACAATACCTCGGAAGGTTCAACCGCCGCGCTGCGGTGCGAGACTTTCTCGGCAAAAGATGTCGCGCAGTCATTTGGCTCAACGACCTGCAATTGGACGGGAGCAACGTACAAAGTAACGTCGCTATGATGTGTTCATCGTGTGGTCGATATCTTGGCGAGGTTGAAGTTTGGCCCGTCCATTGCGTCATGGAATGCGGCAACGTGATGTGGCGGAACGATGGGCCGCCAACGCCACCGGGCGTGTTGCGACGTGGCTACAATTACGTGCGGGCTTGGGCTCGCTGGGCCGCGTCCGGTTACCCGATCCGCAACGATGCCGAGATAACCCGCCTGCGTGGCGTCTGTGGGGCCTGCGAGTTGTTCAACGGGTCGATCTGCACGCATAAAAAGTGTGGCTGTGGTGTCGCCGAGGGGCACTGGTGGGGCGATAAACTGCGGTGGGCCACCGAGGATTGCCCAATTCAGAAATGGGACGATGGAAGCGGCGCTATTTGACAAGCTGGCGAAAATGGTAGCCGACGTGCCGGGCGATGTCGCCGAGGTTGGTGTTCACAAGGGGGACTCGGCGGAATATCTCACGACACTGTTTCCCACCCGTCAACTGCATCTATACGACACGTTCACGGGGTTGCCGGGGCAACTGAAGCTGTCGATTGACCACAACCGGGGCGGGGCGTTTGCGTGTTCCCGGCATTTGGTCGAGGAGCGGTTGAGTGGCACGAACGCGATCTGTCGACCGGGAATATTTCCGGAACAGGCCATTAATGAGCCGTTGTGTTTTGTCCATTGCGACGTGGACTATTATTACTCCACGCTCGCGGTATTGTGCTGGGGCTGGCAATGCCTTTCGCCTGGTGGCGTAATTGTCTGCGACGATTACGGGTTCAGCACGTGCCTCGGTGCTGGGCTGGCGGTTAAGCACTGGTTGCCGGAGGGGGCGGAACTTCATTTGGCTGTGAAACGGTGTTGGGTTCGCAAGGAGCCGACCGGTGATAGCAATTCTACTGGCGGCGGGCCTAATCCCCCGTGACGAGCCCTTGGTGGACCGTGTGGACGTCTGCGAAGTCAACCACGTATGCGACGCCAGGGGTAGATGCACGTTCTCACAGCTAATCTGGTGGGATCTGGACGCCGCGGGAGAATACCACGTCGTCGATTGGCGGATGCTGGGTAAGTCCGCTTGGCCTCAGCGGCGAGGCGACCAGTACGTGTCGAGCTGGTGGGACGCCAAGACTTGCCGTCGTCGCCAGGTGTCGGCCCCGGCGTACCGCGAGACGATTACGCGGTATGATCCAGAGGTGCGGGACCGGGAGACGGTGCCGTGCGAGAGGCGGCGGGGGCTACGATCGGCGAGCGGCCGACCGTAATAGCGTGTCTCGAGCCCATTTCCGCGCTCTGGTGGCCTTCAAGATCGCCAGCTCTTTGGCGCTGACCGCGATCGAAAATACCGAGGTTCTCGCGTCTACCTTGGGTTTCCTGCCCGATCCGGGACGGGCGCCGCCACGATTGTTTTTGATCATGATGTTTGATTATATGAAAAAACTTTTGGGATTTCAAGGATTGCTGTTGACACACGGAATGGTTTAGCTATAATTCAATCAAATGAAGGACACAACAACAACGCAACGAAGGAGACAGACAATGCAAATCACGACGACAAAAGGAAACTACAGTGGCTCCGCGAACGACTGCCAGGCGTGGCTGGACGAATATCAGCCGTCGCATGCAAGCGTCGAAATCGGTGGTGTTTCGGCAACGATCGATGACGACCTGAAAGCTAGTTGGGTCGAGGCAGCAAACCAACTTCTCCTCGATGCTGGTATTGGCTACGAATACTCGCTCACGGAAGACGGTGACATTCGAGCGAACGAATCAATTCTCGTCGAGGATTGGGACACGATGACAGAACACGATATCCGAGGGATTGGACGTTGCCAAAACTAACTAAACTGACGGATGAACAAATCTCGCTCATGCCGGCGTGGGTTCGGAAGTGGACGGCTATTGGTTTATCGACCGAGCCAGCGGATTTCGCGCGTGCTGTCGCGGGAGTGCGAGGCGTTTATCGATCCTGTGGTCTGCATGAACTAAAACGTGTCACTCTCTCGCCGTCGCCCTTGGTGACAAGTCTGGCTGGTCCGATTTCACTGATGGTCGGGGCCAATGTCTGGGACAATGTCCGGGCCAATGTCTGGGACAATGTCTGGGACAATGTCGGGGCCAATGTCGGGGCCAATGTCCGGGACAATGTCGAGGCCAATGTCCGGGACAATGTCGAGGCCAATGTCCGGGACAATGTCTGGGCCAATGTCCGGGACATTGTCCGGGCCAATGTCGGGGCCAATGTCCGGGACAATGTCGAGGCCAATGTCCGGGACAATGTCTGGGACAATGTCCGGGCCAATGTCTGGGCCAATGTCTGGGCCAATGTCTGGGCCAATGTCTGGGCCAATGTCGAGGACAATGTCGAGGCCAATGTCCGGGACAATGTCGAGGCCAATGTCGAGGCCAATGTCTGGGCCAAGTGGACGCATTACCATGGCGGGTCTTTTTGGGCGTCGTGGTTCGCTTACATTACGTTTCTGGAACAGTGTGGCTACCGTTTGCCGTTGAACAGTGGATTTGCTAGCGACCGAGAAATTGCCGAAAGTGCGGGTTGGTATTGGCCAGCAACAACATTTTGCATTGTCACGGAACGACCGCGACGACTTGCGTTTGATGACGACTTGCAATTACACCATGAGTCACGGATGGCGGCCGAGTGGCCAGATGGGTGGGGACTTTGGATGTTACACGGCATCCGTGTCACGGAGCAAATAGTTGTGTCTCCCGAGACTCAAACACTCCCGCAAATCACCGAAGAAGAGAACGCCGAAGTGAAGCGGTTGCGAATTGAACGTTACGGTTGGCCCCGTTACCTGAAGGACATAAGTGCTCAAGTGATTGAGTG